TAATTAAACCTATTCCACCTTCAGCAACCGAAAATGAAGCATCTTGAATAGCTTTTTTTGCATCAGCTTCTGCTTTTGCATTTGCTATTTTTTTCTTTGAATTTTCTTCTTCTGCATCATAAGTTATTTTTTGATATTTTAAATTAACATCATTTAGTTCATTTAATTTAGCAGTTTCTAATGCAACAGTTGAAATACCTGCTTCTTTAGCTTTTTGTATTTGCGTATCGTATTTTTGATTTATTAATTCTAAATCTTTTTCTTGGTCTGTCATTAAAGCCAAGCGATTTCTTTCACGTGCATCTGATTCTGCTTTTAATAAAGCATCATATCTTGATTCCGCATCTTTTCCTAAATCACTTGCTCTTTTTTGTCTTTCATCGTAAGCCTTTTTTTCAGCTTCTTCTTGTATTTTTAATTGTTCTATTCTTGCATCGGCTGCTGCTTTTGCATCTGCTGATTCTTGGCGCAATAACATTTTACGTTGTTTATTCAACTTAATACCTGTCATTGCATTTTCAGTTTCTGCTTCGTTTAAAGCTATAGTAGCTTCACGAATTTCACCTTTCATTTTCTTTTCTGCTTCGCCACCTAATGCTACTGCTTTTTCTTTTAATATACGCAAATCTTCTGCTGCAATTCTTACTTTTTCTTTACTTGATTCTTTTTCTGCTTTTGTTACTTCTTCTAATGCCTTTTTCTTTGCAGCTATTGAAGCAGTTTCATCAGTTAATATTTCACGTGATTGTACAAGTAATTTATTTGTTTCAGATTGTACTACCGCTTGTACTTTTCGTGCTTTATCGTTTGCTTGTTGTTGTTTTTCTAAGTTCTTAATAATTTTAAATGTAGTTCCATCAGCAGCATTACCTAATTGTTTAAAAGATTCTGTAGCTTCTTTATTCGCATCTTTCATACTTTCCATTGCACCTGCAAAATCTAAAGTAATGAATTTATAAGCCGCAGTATATACGTTTATTAATGCCCTGCCTAAGCCAAATAAAGCATCTTTTACTTGTGTACCAACTGCGCTAATTCCTGCAAAAATTGTTTTTAATTCTTTACCACCTGCTACACTACTTTGAAAAGCCTCATATAGAAATTTAGCAGTAATAACAATACCTGCTAAAATAGCGCCAATAGGGTTGGCGACCATTTCCCACATTTTAAGTATTAAACCATTTGCACCTTTTACTGCTGCACCAAACGCAGGATTTAGTTTGCCTACACCATCACCAATAGCGTTAATAGTGCCTTCAACTTTAGACATTCCTGTAACACTTTGCGTAGTTTCTTTAGCTTGGTTACTTACTTCTTTTAATCCTGTTTTAAACCTTCCAAGACCTGAATTAGCATTGTCTAAGTTTGTTTTTACTTGTAATTCAATTACCTTTATTTCAGACATTTTAATTCCCTTTTAAGTTGTGTAAATCCTTTTTTAAATGTTTTAGGTAATTCGTATTTACCCTTCGCAATTTCTATTAATTCGCTTTGTCCGTAATGCTCTGTGCATTGCAGAAGTTCTAATATTTGTTTAAGCATATTGTAGTACAGGTATTTGTATTATAGTTCCAACTCCATTTTCAAAGTATTCTAATATCACTATATCGTTTCTATCTGCTGCCGTAGCGTTAACAGGAATAGTTACTTCTAACAATATATCAGTATCGTTATCAGTTGTTAATGGGTAGCTTAAAAAGTCAGTAGATAGCTTTACATCAAACGTATCGTAATTATTTATGTAGATTATAAATTGAACTACCTGTGCAGTATTATCTACTATTAAAAATGGTATGTTTGAGTATCTTAAATAAGTTGTGTTTTGTGTTATATCCCTAAAATCGTTTAGTAGTTCTAATTCTACTTCACCTGTAGTTAAATCAGTTGTAAGCGTGTTTATAATATATCGTTTATTAGAAACTATTACCCTATCGTTTAATTTAATTGAAGCCAATAAATAAGGGTTAAAATTTCCTTTTGCTTTTATTACCCTTGTACGTTGATTGTATAAATTTAAAATGTACTGACTATAAAAACGCTGATATAATCCGTTAGGTGCAAATGTTAAATTCCAAACTGAATTTTCTACACCCCAATTTAAAGTTTGTAAGTATGATAAATCAGAACCACCTAATTGTATTTCATTTGAAAATCTATTATAAAATGAACGTGTAATTGTGGTTAATCCATCGCTAAAAATTATATTATCAGCATAAGGGCCTAATCCTTGCAGTCCATTGTAATACATTAAAACAGGCTTTGGTGTATATGGTTGCAAATCTTTATTCCACATAGTTGTGGTTAAAAAGTTTTCGCCTGTAGTACGTTCCCACATAATATCCTCAAATGGTGTTTTAACTTCGTGATTATCGGTAAATGCTGAATTAGGATTTTCAAAAAATACATCGCCATATTCTTGATTATTGTTTGTACTTCTAAAACTATTGTTTAAAATGTTTTCAGATGTTTCGTGTTTAAAATCAATACGTTTAAATAATTTAGGTTTACCTATTTCTAATTCATTTGCCTGAATAAATTTTGTAATATCTATTTCATCGCCATTTTGATACCATAATTCAAGTGGTATAAAATCAAATGTATTTTCGGCAGTTGGCGAAATTACCATATTAAACATCTTAACTAATCCTGTTAAAAAATCAGTTACTTTTAAATCGGGTATGTAATTTCTAATATTTATAAACCCTGTACTTGTTTGCCACGTTCCTACCGCTACGTGTCCTGCACCATAAATATCGCTTGCTGAACCTGGCCCTGTACTTACAAATTTAAAATAAGTAGCTGAAACATTACTTTCAAATGTTACGCTTGCATCATCTGAATTTACAAAAAATGTAAAATTATAAACTTCGGTAAAGAAGCCCGCTACGTTTAAAAATTGCAAAGTTGTATTACCGCTTTGGTTTAAGAAACTCGTAAAAGGAAGTCCGTTATTATAAACGTGTACATTATAATTTGTCGATACTGTATTAATGCCTATACTAAATATATTTGTATCGGGAAAATCAGTAATATAACTACTAAACCATTGCATATAGATTTGTCTATATTGTACGTTTAATGTGTTTGTAGTTAAATTAAATTCAACTCCTGTTGCAGGGATTCCACTTTGGCTTGTAAAATTAAGTTGTAGCAGTTCAGTTCTAACCTGCATTTCTTCGGCATTTTTGCAGTATAAAAATAATTCAGTAAAAGTTTGACTATTTAAAAATTCACCTGAAAAAATAAGGCCATAAGCCGATTGAATATATTGTAGTATTTTTGAAACTCGAACTGCAGGAAACAAAGTTCTATAATCTATTTGGCCTGGAACTGTGGTTATATCTTCTGCCGTTCCTGTCATAAACTCAAAACGTCTATCACTACCAACTAATGGAAATTTTACGTTAGCATAAGAACCTGTAACTACGTTTGATTGATTGTATTCAAAATTTAATTCATCATAATAACTTACATCGTTAGCATCTCTTAAACTATTTAATTTGTCTTCTTTAAATTTGTCTTTTAATTGAACTAAGTTACCAACGAAATTAATTGTATAAGATTCGATAAAACCATTTTTTTTATTGGCTTTATCCATTGTAAATTTACCATCTCGAAAAGGTATAGTATCTATTTCAATAAAACCGTAATACTTTATTCTATGGTCGAAAGCACCATCTACATTTTGTGGCGCATCTAAATCTGTTTCACCTACTGCTGATTCGTACCAATGTCTAAAAATAGCGTTGTTATGCTTACTTGCGGGTATTGTAAAGCTATTTGAATAATCCGTAAACAGTTTTCCTAAATCGCTAAAATTCTGTATACTTGAAACGACTGAAATTTTTTCATCACCAAACAATTCAATTCTATTTGCTACACCATCTACGTAAATATATATTTCTACACTTTGCATTATACTACATCGTTTATTAGATTGTAACTATAGATAAACTCAACTTCGTAATTAATCATCTTGTCCATTAATCCCGTTTTAATCGGCATAGATTTAGTTTTTATATTAGCAGGTTTGTTATCTAATAAAATAGTTTCGCTTGCCATTAAATCAAACATTAAATCTGAATAGTTTTCATCTACCCAACCCGTGTTTAGTTTAACACTTTGCGTTCCATTAAAATTAAATTGTTGTGTTTGGTTTCTTAAAGGATTGTAAGCCCAAAAATCAGGTAGTAATCTAAACTCACTATTTTTTACTTCTACGTTGTTTGTTTGTGCTTTAAAAAATGTAAGAAATTGCCACCCACCAAATCTGTTTATAAATTCACAAATTACAGGAGTGTATTTAGATTCACACACAGGTAAAAAAGTAACTGTAGGTTGTAGTGTGCCTGTTAATTCAGATTCTATTATTATATCGTTTCCAAAGTTATGGTCTGCTATTCCTGCATCTTTAGCAGGTATCATAAAAATATATGTATCAGCAGCAAACGAATCATCTAATAATACTTGTGTGCTTGATGTATCGTATCTTCTATTTGTCCACTTTGCTTCAGTTAGTGAAACTCCATCGTGAGCAATTAATACGTTAAAGTATGGTAATTTATCTTGTGCTAAAGTTTCATTATAATACTGTGTAATTGTAGGATTAGTTAAATAAACTATAGGTGCAGTTGTATTTTGATTTGCACCACCTAAATAATTATTAAACCCACTTACACCAATGTAATTAATTTCACGTACAAGCACCCACGTTTTATCGTCTACAACATTATAATACCATTCAGCACGTACATAAACCCACATATCATTTTCATCTTCGTGAGCGTAAGCCCTTGTGAACGCATCTATTGTTTCTATTTGTTCAGCAATATATGGTGCAATATTAAATACAATTAAAGGCTGCGTTGTAGAAGGTATTTTCTTTTCAATAGTGTATGTAGGTGTAGTAGGTTCTGTTTCACCTTTATTCCAAATAAATAATCTTAATTGTGCTGCTACTTGGTCTACTTCATCTACTTCTACAAAGTATGGTGAACGTGCATTTATTACTTTCATTATTTTATGTCTTTTAAACTTGTTTTCATTAAATCTTCTACATCTAATGCGAATCCTTTTATTAAATCTTCTGTTATGTATTTCTTATATCCTGCTTCAAATGGTTTTGTAAAAAATAAACTCGGCCTTATACCTTTGTTATAAATACTGCGTGTAATCATAAATGCAGTAGATTCATAACTCATAAACTTTCCGTCTTTTCTTTTAAATTGAATCCTACGTGCTTTTACCCATTTGTTTATTCCTTCAGTTAATCCGCCTTTTTTACCTGTACCTGAACCAAATTTAAACGGTGAGTTTGGTGCTTTTAATGAACT